TACATAGTAGCTAAGAAAATTTATTTGACTATGGATGATTTGTATAAATCAAAAATACTCGATGAGTATAGAGGTAATCCAAACTGGGCTGGCGATGATTGATAAATATTTTTGTAGAGTTTGTAAAAAAGAATTATTAAAATCTGATGTTCTTACAATTTGTGATATGTGTTTGTTGTCTTTAGATAAAAGAGAATCACATGGCTAGAGTTGAGTGGGACCCAGAAAACGAAACTTATGCAGAATTTAAAAAGCGTAGAAGTAAATCTCATGGTATATCTGGTATGGGACAAAAAAAGCGTGAAGGTACTGGAAAGATAAATAAATCAGCTTTAAGAGAAAAAGCATTGAAACGAGCAAACTATAAATGTGAGTGGCCAGAGTGCGACACAACACAGTGGCTGGAGATGGCACACATTACTGGAATAGGTATGGGAGGAATGAATAGAGACATTTCTAACAATGAAGGTAATGTTGCTATCTTCTGTAAGTTTCATCACGATATTTTCGATGGAAAAACTTTAACAGGTGCTAAAAGAGAGTACACTAGGTGGGTAAGAGCTCACTTGGGGAGATATGCCTAGATATGATTATAAATGTTTGAGTTGTAAAACACTTTACGAAATCACACATAAGATTACTGAAGACCCAGAGATTAAGTGTCCTAAGTGTAATTTTGTATGTAAGAGACAAATTAGCAAAAATGTTACATTTGAAACTCCAGTAGATGTTGAATGGGAAAAAGACCCAAGCGATTTAACAACAAAATCATATCAGAAATACCAAGAAGCAAAAAAGAAAAAATTCAGGTGGTAAATAATGAGAGAGTATGACTACACAATGATATCAGATGAAGAAAAAACTAATATCTTAAATAATGAAATTAAAAACTTAGAGGCACAACATTGGGCTCTATGTTTAATAGAACCAAATAAGTTACAAGAGTCACAGCAACATCTTGCTTGGCAGCAACAAGTAACAACTTTGGAAAATTCTTTAAATGGTTTAAAAAGAAAGAAGTCTGAAATCGAACAATAAATGTCGAATCAGTATGTAGCTCAGCTACCACCATTACATATAGCACAAAAAAAAGTTGCTGAATCTGATGCACGTTGGAAAATACTATGTGCTGGTAGAAGGTTTGGTAAAACTAGACTTGGTGTTCAGTTATGTTTAGAAACTGCTTTAGCAGGTAAAAGAGCTTGGTGGGTAGCACCTACTTTTTCTATAGCTAGAGTTGGTTGGAGAGCTATAGAAAATGCTGCGTATTCATTTCCAGAAGAAATAAGGCCTAAAATATCAATAGCTAATATGGAAGTACATTTTCCTAATGGTGGATTTATTGCAGCAAAATCAGCAGACAATCCTCAAAGACTAAGAGGTGAAGGTTTAGATTTTATAGTTATGGACGAGGCTGCATTTATTAAACCAGAAGTATGGCGTGAAGTATTAAGACCAACTTTAACAGAAAGAAAAGGTGGTGCTTTATTTATTTCTACACCTATGGGAATTGGTAATTGGTTTTATGATTTATGGGAAACAGCAGATGAGTTACCTAACTGGGAAAAGTTTCAATTTGCTACAACAGATAATCCAGCAATAGACCCAGAAGAAATAGAAGTTGCAAAGTCAGAGGTTGGTTCTATTGTTTTTGCTCAAGAGTATTTAGCACAGTTTGTTGAGTCAGGACAATCTATGTTTAAACCTGAATGGTTTTCTTATTACTCTATAAAGAACAATAATTTATGGATTGGTGGTGGTAGTCAATGGAATCCAGACCAACTAAATTATTTCGGCGCTGCTGATATTGCTGTAACTACAGCAGATTCATCAGATTACACAGCTATAGTATCCTTTGCACAAACTCCTGATATGAGATTATTTATTAATGATGTTGTGCGTGTAAAAGTAGAAGGACCAGATGTTGTACCTCAAATATCACAGATGTATAGAAGATATAATTGGAGACACTTATTATTAGAAAAGCAAGGATTATCAAAACCTTTCGCTCAGATGGCACAAAGGTCAGGATTAAGAGTAATAGAATTGTCTGCAGATAAGGATAAAATAACAAAAGCTTTGCCATTATCGGCTAGGATGGAAGCAGGTGACGTGCTTTTTAGAGCTGATGCTCCATGGGTACCTGATTTAGAAAGGGAACTTTTGACGTTCCCATTAGGTGCACATGATGATATGGTTGATGCATTATCTCTTGGAGCGCAACACGTACAAAACAAAAGAACCTGGCAGGCTTTTTAATGGAAGAACAGAATAAGAGTAGATTTCAAAGAGTTAGAGATTTTGTAACTGGAAATAGAAATACAGAAGAGAAAAAATTTCAAGGAAGATACAACCAAACATATAGTTTAGATAGTTCTATCTACGGTTACAATACTACATCTGGTTTTTGGGAAACAAAACAATTAGAAGAGATAGGTGATGGTTCTGCAAACTCCGCAGTAATAGCATGTCTTAATGTATTATCAACCGCATTTTCTGAACCTATGTTGCAAATTGTTAAAATGGATAATGATGGCAATAGAGAGGTAAATTACCAACATCCATTATTTGATTTATGGAGAAGGCCAAATCCTTATATGTCATCTAATCTTATAAGTCATTACATTGTTTTAGCATTAAATACAGTTGGTGATGCTTTCTTATATAAAAATAGAAATGGACAGGGTAAGGTTGTACAGCTTGTTCCTTTAATGCCTAATTTAATTAGTGTCAGAGGTAATGATAAAGAATTAATTACACATTATGAATATTTTGCTGATGGTTCTGGCGAGCCAATAAAACTTCCTTACGATGATGTAGTTCATATAAGACAAGGTATAGACCCAAATGACCATAGAAGAGGTCACGCACCATTAAAAGGGGTACTTAGAGAAATTTTAGGAGATGAAGCAGCAGGACAGTGGTCTGCAGCTTTATTACATAATATGGCCGTGCCAGGTGTTGTATTGTCACCTAGAAATGATGCAATGGGTGGACCAACTAGAGAAGAAGCTGAAGCTATATCTGAATCATATAAACAAAAATTTGGAGGAGCCAACAGAGGTGCTCCAATGGTTTTATCAGGTTCAATGAATGTTGATATAGTTTCTTTTTCTCCTGACCAAATGAAACTTCAAGAATTAAGAAGGTTACCTGAAGAAAGAATTTCTGCAGTGTTAGGTGTCCCAGCAATACTCGCTGGACTCGGAGCTGGACTGGATTCGGCAACCTACAACAATACTAGAGAATTAAGAGAATTTTTTACAGAGCAAAAATTAATTCCATTATGGAAAACAGTAGCAAATGAGTTAACTCATCAATTGTTGCAACCAGATTTTAAAGAAAGTGAATATATTTGTGACTATGACGTTACAAAAGTTAGAGCTTTACAAGAAGATATGGATGAATTATATAAGAGAGTTAACACAGGTGTTCAAGGTGGTTGGATAACTATTGGGGAAGCTAGAAGAGTAGTTGGTTTAGAAACTGATGATAGACATAACATTTACTTAAGACCTCTAAATATGATTCAAATAAATACAGATGGAGAACCTTTACTTGAAAGAGATAGAGTTATGTATAACGGAGAAGGTGAAAAAGATTTACTAGGCTTATCAGAAGTTCCAGCAGAAAGCACAAGACAAAGATTAGTAGAATCAACACAAAGAATGTCTGAAGAAAAATATGTTGCACAGATGCCTAATGGTGCTTGGTGTGTAATTGGTCATGAAGATTATGAAGTTATAAAATGTTTTAAAACAGAGAAAGAAGCAAGAGATTATCTTGGTTCTATGAAAAAATCTGTAGAAGTAGATGAAATAAAAGTTTCTACTGAAGAAGCAGAATCTTTAGAAGAAGTTGACTCAGATTCTTGGAGAAGTGAAAAGAAAGAAAAGCCAAAAAAAGATAGAACAAATTTTCCAAGTCCTGGAGATGATAGAGCTGTAAGAATATCCAATTCAAAGTATAAAGAATTTCCATATGGTTATGCAAGAGATTTAAAAGAAAACTGGCCAGAAATATGGAGACTAGCTGGTAATGGTGGTAATCCTCCAACATCATTTACTGGTAATGATGCTTATAGAAATTGGGTTAAATATAAAGCAGGTGATAGAAGTGAATCAGTTTTAAATTGGGTACGAAGAAGAGAACGATACATGGGAAGACATCAAGGTAATACAAGATTAAATGGAACTATAGCAAACATCAAATGGGGTGGAGTTTCCAATATTGGTGTACCTGCTATGAAAAAAATTATTAACGAAAGAAAGAAATTAGTTAGAGAAAGAAGAAAAAAATCTCTTGATTATCAAATAGAAATGATTAATGAATTTCATTTATCTAAAGTAAGTTCTGGTATTAGAAAAGCATTGAGTAATAAGCTTAAAGAACATAATGATAAAAATCCTAAACATACAGTACAAGTTGGTACTCTAGTTAGGGTTTTTAACAGAGGTGTGGGCGCTTATCGAACCAATCCTGGCTCGGTAAGAGGAAATGTTACTGGAGCTGACCAGTGGGGATTAGCCAGAGTAAATGGGTTCTTACACGCTTTGCGTACAGGCCGATTTAAGAGAAAACCTTACGACCAAGACTTACTTCCTTCTTCTCACCCTCTCTCATCTAAAAAAAGTGGGGAGAAAGCAGCAAGTGTTAGGGTGGGGCAATCTGTTAGTTGGTCTATAAATAAGGACCCAGACCCACCTTCTACTGTTCATGGTGTTGTTACATCTGTAGGTGACGGTGAAGCTACTATGCAAGTGTATGCAATTATGGAAAATGGTAAACATAAAAAGACAGATAGAAAAGTAACTATGCCAATATCAAATCTAAGAATAATCAAAGATATTACTAATGAAAAGACACAAAATTTGGGCACTAGTTGATATTATAAGAATACAACTTACAGGAGTATATTAAGACATGTCAGAAAGAGAAATAAAGAATATAGACCTAGAGTTTAAACAAGAAGCTGAAGGAAAAGTTAGCGCTGTATTTTCAGTGTTTAACAACTTAGATTCAGATGGTGATGTTGTACTTCCAGGTGCAATAAAGTCAGGTTTTAAATCAGGTTCAGTTCCGATGGTATGGGCTCACAAGTGGGATATGCCAATTGGTAAAGGAAGCATTAAAGAAGATGGCGATAAAGCAACTTTTGAAGGTAACTTTTTTATGGATACCGAATCAGGTAAAGAAGCTTATAACATTGTAAAAAATATGGGTGACTTACAACAATGGTCATTTGGATATAGAGTTACAGACAGCGAAAGAGGTTCTTTTAAAGATGCTGATGATAATGAACTCGATGCAAGGTACTTAAAAGAGTTAACAGTTTTTGAAGTTTCTCCAGTTCTAGTTGGTGCAAATCAAGAAACTTACACTATGGCAATCAAATCAAACGAAAAACTTATGAAAGAAATTGCTAATGAATCAACTGAAACTGTAGAAGAAGTGTCTAAATCTGAAGAGGAATCAACAGAAGAAAAATACACAGGACAAGATTTATTCAAAACAGCAGAAGAAGCTGAAGAACGAGCTAAAGAATTAGGTTGTTCTGGTAGTCATACGCATGAGCATGAAGGTACAGTTTTGTACATGCCTTGCAAAGACCACCCAGCTTACCTTGCTTCTATAGAGAAATCTATGAGAGAAGAAGAGGAAAAGAATTCTGCTGAAGTAGAGGAAAAAGATGTTGAGAAAACTACTTTCTCACAACAAGTCAAAGATGTGCTTGCTGCATTAGACGACTTAATGGCACGAGCCAACGCAATTGCGACGTTACGTGCTAAGGATGGAAGGAAAATGGGAATAAAAGCTACTGACGCTTTGCGTGCAGTGCAAGAATATCTCACTGAAGCTAGTCAAGAAATTGACGCTTTCATTGGTAATTACTCCGATGAAGATATAGCTGCAGCTGAGGAAGTTATTAACGAAGAAGCTATAGCTGAAGAAGTTGTTGAAGCATCAGAGGAACCTGATGTCGAGACTGTAGAAGTTGAGCCAGAGGTAGAAGAAGTTGCAGAAGAAGAAGCTGTTGAAACCACTGAGGTTGAAGTAGAAGAAACTGAAGAACTTACTCCTGTAGCTGAGACTGAAGCTGAAGAAGCTGTAGAAGATTTAGTAGATGACGAATTCGATGCATTGTGGGTTGAGAGTCAGCAATTATTAGCTGAAACTGTGGATACCGAACTAGAAGTATAAATTAAGTATCACAGGAGAATATCGTGAGTAAAGCACAAGAGCTTAAAGACCAAATTGCTAAGTCTCGTGACGAACTTAAAGGTGTATTCGACTCATCAGAAGATGGCAAGTACAGTGCTGAAGCAAAAGAGAAAATCAAAGGCCTCAACACAGAACTAGCTGGACTTGTTGATGATTTAAAAGTCGAAGAAGCTAAAGTTTCTAATGAGAAAGCAATGGAAATTGCAAACGAACCTGTCAACACTATTCCACAACCTGAAGTATCAGGAAGCGGAGAAGCTAAATCAATTGGTGAACAACTAGTTGCTACAAATGCTTATCAAGCATATGTAGAAAATGGCGTTAAAGGTGTAGATTCAAATGTTGAATTTAAAACAACTTTGAACACAACAGGTTATCCACCAGAGAGCTTAAGAGCTCCTGGAATCCTTGAGACTGCTTTAAGAAATCCAGACAGCGTTATTGGATTGTTTGACCAAATTCAAACAACTCAAAATGCTTATGTTTATCTTGAAGAAACAACTTTCACTAACAATGCGGGTTCAATCGCAGAAGCAGGAGACATCTCCTCTTCTCTAGAATCAGCACTTGCATTTACAGAAAGAACAGAATCCATCAGAAAGATGGCTACTTTCTTACCTGTAACTGACGAATTGTTAAGTGATGTTGCTGGAATTCAAGGATATGTCAATTCAAGATTATCAACAATGATGAAATTGAATATGGACAATCAATTAGTAAATGGTGACGGAAGCGCACCTAATCTAACTGGTGTATTGAACAAATCAGGTATCAATACATTTGATAACTCTTCATACTCTGGAGAATTAGGAAAGTTAGGACAAATTTATCAAGCTATTACAGAAATCAGGAAAGACGCATTTGTCGAGCCTGATGCAATTGTAATGCATCCAAGCGATTGGTACGATATCGTAACTAGCGTTAACGATTTTGCAGGAACATCTTCAGCAGGTTATGCTGCTAAGAATCCTCTCTTCGTTGTTGCTGGTGGATTCGGTGCCGATGCAGCTCCAAGAATTTGGGGCCTAAGAGTTGTTCCTTCAACAGTTATTGCTGCTGGAACAGTGCTTGTCGGTAAATTTGGTGGTGGCGACGCTGCTCAAGTAATAATGAGAGATGGCGTTGACCTCGCTGTATCTGATAGCCATAGCGATTTCTTTGCTAAGAATCAATTAGCAATTAGATTGACAATGCGACTAGGTTTTGCTGTTTATAAACCAACCGCATTTTGCTCAATTACAAATATGTAATTTAGTATTTGTTTTCTGGGGGTGGTTCGTACTACCCCCAAAAACAGATGAAGGGAGAATAATGGAAAAGAATCCAAGAAAAAGTTTAAACCCATTCGGACTAATAATTAGAGATGAAGATTTCTTTAAAAAGTCTGAAGATATAATTAGAAGCTTTAGGAAAATGGAGCCTAAAACACAGGAGAATAATGCCTTATCACAAGAAGCCGAAGAAGAATAAAAAACCAAAGAAGCGTGGGAAGTAAGGTAGGATAGATTATTATGTATACAATATTAGACACAAACGTTTATAAATTACCAGACGGAAAAATCTGGAAAGGTGTTCCAGCAGATTTACCAGTTAGCGGTGCAGATTTAATTGCTAAAGCTGGTAAGGAATATCCAACAGAGTGGTTGAAAGAGCAAGGTGCTTTAGACAAGCCAAAAGCTAAAAAAGCTCCTGCTAAAAAAGCAGAGCCAGCAAAAACAAAAGCTCAAAAACCAGCAGAAAATAAATCCGTTAAAGTAGAAGAATCTAAATCAGAAGAATAAATCAGGAGGTCTAACTTATGCCTTTCTGTACTGCTGCTGATGTAGAATCTTACATGCAGTTTGAAATTGATTCAGATTTAGAAACACATTTAACAAACAATATAATTCCATTAGCTGATGCTGTTGTTAAAGAGTATGTTGGCTATGACGTAGAACAAGCTACTCAAGTTGAAACATTCACAGGTGACCAGACTAAAGAATTATTTTTATCTCATTTACCTGTAAATTCTATAACATCTGTAGTTGAAGATGACTTTACACTTACACAGGGTAATGAAGAAGACTATATATTTTATTCCAACGGTAGATTACAAAGAGTTGGCCATAGATGGTCTTATGCAAAACCACAAAACATAGTTGTTACTTATAACGCAGGATACTATGCAAGAGGCTCAGGAAATAGTCCTGAACTTCCAATACAGTTTAAGAGTGTATCTGAAAGAGCTTCAGCTAGATTATTACAGTCTTCATTAATTATTGCATCACAACAAGAAGCTGGAGATGTTACAGGTCAATCTACTACAGAAGTATCAAACTTTACATTAGGGGATAGTCAAAGAATTGGAGATTATTCTATAACTTATCCTGGTTCATTAAACTTAAATTCAACAGCAGTATTAACTGCTACTGACATGTCTTTGTTATCTCCATTTAGAAGACAATTCTTTGTATGATATGCCAGCACATTTTAACACTCGCCACTTAATAGACACCATAACAATACAACGAACCTCTGGTACTACAGTTGATGAAAGAGGTAACGAGTCAGACGCATGGACAAATAGTTCAACAAATGTAAAAACTCGTCTTGTAAAGACAAGTGAATCAGAAGATAGAGATGGAAGAAACACAACTATACAAACATTTGCTGCTGTAGTTCCAGGAGATACAGATGTTAAAGCATCAGACAGAGTTTACGATGGTACAAAGTACTACGAAATACAAACAGTTACCGAAGCAAGAAAAAGAGATGGCGGAGTATATTATAAAAACTTGAGTTTACTTTATAGAGAGTAAGCTATGGGATTTTTCTTCAATTCAGTAAGTAAGGCTAAAAAGCCTAAAGAAAAAGTTTATGCAGGATTAAAAGGTGCAGGTACTATTGGCTCAGCTTTAGGGGTAAACACTAGTGGATTTAGAGGTGCTGGTTATGACTTGCTAGAAGCATCGAACGACAGGCTTGCTTTAACAAAACAGTTAACAGGACAAGGAACATCTGTAGCAAGACGTATAGCATTCAAAGGTGGTGCAACAGCTTTAAATACAGCATTTAGAAGCCTTGCTCCTGATTTAGGTGGATTAGGAGGTAGGGCTATGAATATTGCTTTTGGTAAAGCATCAGCACGAGCTCTTGGATATATGGACAGAGTTATTTTTAGAGCAAAGCTAGAAATTAATCCAAAAAGAATGGATAGAGCTATACAAAGAGACTTAATAAAAATAGACAGTCCAATGACTTTATGGCAACGAAGGACACAAGCATTAGCAATAGCACAATCTCCAGACCCTTATGCACTTGCTAAAGCTCAAAAAGAATTAAATAGAAGTCAGAACATTGATGACTTACGAGTAGGAGATGATTTACTTACTGCGTATACATTAAGAAGTTACAGTGGAGATGAAATCGATGCTTTGATGAAAAGAGCAGACATTGATGAGATAATGTCAGCTAAAGTTAGAAAACCAAGAAAGACAGATAGTGGTTATCATCCAGACAAAATTAAAACAAGTGTGAGTGCTGATGGGGTTATGGTAACACAATCTACTAGAGTACATAAAGCTAAAGAAATTGAAAAACAAGTACTTAATGCTAATCCTGAATTTTTTGATTTCTTAATTGAAGGTACTGGAGCAACTTATGCTTTTGGAGCTATAAGTACTAAAACAAAACAAGAACTTGCAGATGCTGCTGGAGACCTATTAAAAACTGCAGCAGAAATGGAAAGAGGCAAAGATTTAATTAAGCTAACTAATAATGTTGAAATGCGTGCTGAACAGTATTTAGCAATAATAGGTACTAATCTATTAGAGTTTCACTTGATGGGTGGTGACTTATCTGAAAAAGGAAAACTTAGACAACATGCAAGAGTTTTAAGAGGTGATTTAGTACAACAGGGTGTTACAAAAAGAAAACGTTGGGTTAGAGATGGATTTATTGCAGGTGACTCATCTAATGTATTAGAAGAGAAAGCAGGATTTGGTTGGAAAAATAGGTATGACCCATCAAGTCAATCAGTTGTTTCTGTTCAAGAAAAGGTTAAAGGTAACCATAAAAAACCTAACTGGAAACAAATTACTGAAAAGATAGATGACCCAATTAGTACTCAGCCAATTGTTACTGCTAAATTTAGTGCTAACAGACAAAGACACAACTATGTTCCGACAAGGCAACATATTCAAAAAGCTATTCATGCATTAAAACCAGATTTAAAAAATAAAAGGACTTTAGTTTCTTTCTATGTAGATTTTGGTGGACTTACTGAAAAATCTAAAACAGCAGATGCTCAAAGAGATGCTTTTCAAATAGAGTTTGGTGGACCAGCTACAGATAGGCATGGAGGACTAAATGAAAGAACAGATGGATATCAATACCTACCAAGCTTATTTATGTATAGAAGCGCCACAAACGCTGCTGGAAGTATAGGGTTAGCTAAAGGTGTTAGAAAAGGTAAATTTAAAATGACTGGTTCTGATATTGGAATATTGATGAAAAGTAATAAATTTAAAAAAGGTGTTAAAAAAGCAAATGTTGGTGGAGTGAAAAGATTTGCTGGTGATGCAGCTTATATAGCTATGAACTTTAGAAGTGCTACTGCAACTAGGGAAACAAGAAATGTGTTAGATGATATGGCAGCAACTGTAAAGACTTCTAAAACTGGTGAAGCTATGACTAAAGATGGAATGTTAGTATTACAGGGTTCTGAGTTAGGAATTACTAGAAGTGACTTAGATATGATTAGCGAAATGTTAAATCCTAATTTTGCAGGTGGTAAGAGCAGTAAGCTTAATAAAGCTGTGAGAGGTGGAGCTGGTCAAACACCATTTGCCAAAGCAGTAGATGAATATGACTTTACAAAAAATGCTCAAGGTAATTTCTTTGAAGTTCAAAAACAGCAAAACAACTTACTAAGAGCTAAAGGAAAAGAGGCAGGAAGATACGCACAAGTTGATGGTGAAACAATTAACTTAATTCCTGGTAGTTTATTAAGACAAGGTGTTGATTTAGATAATCTTATTATGGCTGATTTGCAAAATGACATACTTGAAGCAGCACCAGACATTGCAACTAGAAAACTTTCTCAAGCTGGATTATTAGCAAATGGACAAAGATTAAAAAATGAATTGTATATAGGTTTTAGAACTAGGTTTAAACAACAAGCATCTGGCTCTGTAGATGATGCAGCATTAGATGCAGCAGCAAATAAAGCTGTAGAAGAAACACTTCTTATAATTAGTAAACAAATGGAAAAATATCCTGCAGATATTATATCTTTTGTAGCAGCCGCTGACAGATTAGGCACTGTGTTAATGGACCACATAACAAGATTTGGAAAAGTAGGCATTAGAAATCAAAGGAAAAGGCGTGAAGCTAGAAGAGAAAATGGAAGATTAAAAATAATTAATCCTGAGGCTGGGAATGTAGGTAGTGGTGCACAATTTGCTGAAGCTGTACCAGGAGGAAGTTTATACGACAAAGCTACTGCAGAATTTATGCCACAAGGTAAATTTGTTGGTGGTGAATTGACTGATGATGCTATAAGGAGAATAAGAAATGGTGAACCATCATATAGAGACTTCGTTGCTTTACTAAACGATAAAGAACATTTAAGACAGATAATGAAAGTAGAGGTTTTAGATTCATCTGGAAAAGTAAGGCCAGTTAATGAGATAGCAGCAGAAATGCAAACAAACTTTAATACCTTAAGTGCTAATAGAACATTTAACTTAAATAATGAAAGAAATGAAATACCTAAAGTTGGTGGAAGAAGGGGTAGTCGTAAGAAAGGTCCTGAAACAGCTAGAAGTTCAAGGCTAGATGAATCTAGAGCAGGCCAACCTCAACCACTTGTTGATAATGGATTAGTAGCTACATCTGCAAACACTGTATATGATGACATAGTTAAGAAAGTAGGCGGTATGACTACTAAGAAGCAACAAGTAGATGGTTTTGAAGCAGTTGTATCAGCGGTAGAAAATGGTAGAAAGATAGGTAATCAGACTATATTCTTAGAAGTAAGAGACGCTACAGAGTTAGTTTTAAGAAAAGGATTTTTACAGCAAGGCTATGTTGAGCATGCTAGAAGAAATCACGCAGCATTTTCAGAAAGTGCAGGTATACCATTTCAAGCAGATACTTCATTAGTAGGAATACAAAGATATATTGTTTCCTTAGTACAAGGAAGTAATGCTTTCCAAAGCAGACAAAGAGACATTGATGAAGAGAACGAATATGATTTCTTTGATTTAGATGACGACTTCTCAGAATAATAAGTGTTAGGATAAATATATGCCAAATACACGAGACCAAAATCAATTAGTACCACCTGATGCAGAAATTATTGCAAGAGAGTGGGCTTTAAATGAAACATTAATTACTGACATTTGTGGAACAAATATAGCTACTAGATTACCAAGAAATGCCAGTTTACCTTTTTTAGTTATGTTTAGAGCTGGTGGTGCTTTAATTAACCCAAGAAGTGAGGCACACATACAATCCGCACTATTACCTATGGAAGCATACGCAGGTAGATGGGGAGGTTCTGGAAATGATAAACCTTTTGCAGATTACGGAACAGCAATGTCTTTAGCAAATGCTACAATTCAAGCAGCTTTCAACTATGCTAATGGGTATATAGTAACGGATACGACCAATACTAGAGCGAAGATATATGGATTCGACGTAGTTCAGTTTCCAACTCGTATAGAAGAGATTGGAACAGGATTAGGAAGATATTCATTCGCACTAGCAATGACGTACAGAGCGGTATAGGAATATTATGAAAAACGAAAAGAAAGTTTTGGCGAAGCTTCACCCACTATTTAATCGTGATAAAGCGAGAGATGTAGTAACAGGTTTAGTGTTTAGCCAAAATGATGCGGTAGAGATTGGAGAATCTGACTGGAATAGGTTAAAGGAAAAAAATTGGTATCTCGCAGGAGATGCTTATCCTTTTCTTATCGAGGTAGATTCAGAGTCTTCAGTGGAAGACAATGAACCTGAAGATGCTCCGTGGGAAGCTGACGTTGAAGATTCTCTCGAAGCCGAGAGTGTCTTGCAAGACAGTATAAGCGAAGAAGAATAACAGGAGATAATATATGCCAAATACTAATGGTACAATATCCGAAGTTATTGTCGGAACTGGTGTACTTTATGTTGCTGCAATAAGCAACGAAGGTAACGCATCTGGTGATTATGTAGCATTTCCTACAGACGACGGAGCTGGAGCATGGACTGACCCTGCTGCTAGCTGGGTTGACGTAGGATATTCTGAAGACGGCTGGACTCTTGAAATGGATAAAACATTTGAAGACATTATGGTCGCTGAAGAAATTGACCCTATTGCAACCTTCAAGACTGCTCAAGAAGTTAGATTAACTGGTGAACTTGCACAAGCTTCACAAGCTAACTTACAAGTAGCTCTTGGTGGTGGAACTATTACAACTGGTGATGGTTCAAATGGTTATGCAACTGGTTATAACGCTGTAAAGCCACCATCAACAGATGACTTTGATGAGAAATCATTATTGTTAATTGTTGACGGACCTGCTGGAGCAGATAGACATGTAGAAATACCACGTGCTATTAACGTTGGTGCTTTCTCTATGGCTCATCAAAAAGCTCCTCAGAAAGTTGTTATTGCAACTGAGTTTAAGGTTTTAAGACCTAAATCTGTTGCACAGTACACAGAATTATTCAGAATTGTTGATAATACAAACGATTCAGATGTATTCGACATTAACTAATAAATAATTATGAAAGAAGACGGAGGTCGGTGTGAACGACAAAGAGTTAAAAGATTTTGATTCTGCTTTAAAAGAGTCAGACAAAGGTGAACTTAATTTTAAGTTAAACGGCAAGGAATATACAGTTCCTGCTGAAATTCCAGCAAGAGTAGTTCTTGCACAAATGAGATACATGGATGATACTGGTGGATTACCAAGTAATTACGTACCAGACTGGCTTGAATCTCTTTTAGGCAAAGAGCTTATGGAAGAAGTAATCGAAGGTGGTGCAACATGGCCACAACTAGAAGCATTATTAAATTGGCTTTTAGACGAATATGGAATCGGAGCTGGAGACGAAGAAACTGTCGAATCTGAAGGAGACGAAGACAGCCCAAAATAAGTTTCTCCTATATGGACATCATGCGTCGATGGGGAGCAGTAGAATCAGATTTTTTAAGATTTTACAGTATTCATAATCCACTTGAATATCCATGGAGAAAGTTTATGAACAATTTAGCAAACTTACCTGTAGATAAGTCTATTTTTTATGCACCAATGTATAACGCTTATATGAACGATGAAGAGTATGTTTCTGAGTCAAAAAGTGCAGAACCAAAGAAAGGATGGTGGAAGAAAGAGCTAGACCAAATACGCAATAGAAGAAGACCACGCTCTACAATGAGCTTAGACGATTTCGTAAAACAGTCTGGCGGAAAAAAGATATAACTTAACAGGATAATTTATGGCAATAGAAGCAGCAAAAATTAGGGCCACGCTTGATGTAGGTTTTGATAATAAAGCTTTAAATAGAGCAACTCGTGATGTAGATAGAGCCATGAATAGAATGGCTCAGAGGTCTAAAGCTTCTGCTCAATCTGTAAAAGCTATGACACCTGTTGTTGCAGGTATAGGTGGTGCAATAGTTGCATCATTTGCTATAGGTGCAAAAGCAGCTGCAACATTTGAACAACAGTTTGCAGATGTTAAGAAAACATTAGATGTCAAAGGCGAGGCACAAGAAGTCGAAAGACAGTTTGCAAATATTGCAAAAGAAATAAGAAACATTGCTAAATTTTCTCCAGCAACAATTGAATCTTTAAATCAAATTGCATCTATTGGTGGTCAGTTAGGAATACAAGCTAATAATATTGTTAAGTTTACTGACACAATCCAAAAACTTACTGTTGCTACTAACTTAAGTGCAGACCAAGCAGCTCTATCATTAGCAAGATTACAAAAAATAACAGGACTAGCTACTAATGATTTAGATAACTTAGCTTCTACATTAGTTAAGTTAGGTAACAACTTTGCTACTACTGAATCTGAAATCATTACAGCAGCTACTCAGATTGCAACTGCAACCGCTGGTACTTCTAGTGAATTTAACAATGCGGCAGTCGATGCACTAGCTTATGCTACTTCTTTAAGAGCTATAGGTCAGCCAGCTCAAGCAGGTTCAACGGCAATTATACGATTGATACAGGTCGTTGATAGAGTTACAAAAACAGGTGGAAGTCAACTTTCACAATTAGCTGAAATAAGCGGAATGACAATTGAGTCATTTAAGTCATTAGAAGAAGTAGACCCTAACAGAGCAATAGCATTATTCTTAGCTGGATTAGGAGACTTTGAAAAACAAGGTGGCGATGCTGTTGCAGTACTTGAAGAATTAGGACTAGGACAGATACGTTCTAGGAGAGCTTTATTAGCACTATCTAGAGCACAAGAAGACCAAGGTGGTAAATCAGTACCTCTTCTTGTTGCTGCTATGGATATGGCTAATCAAGAATTTTTAGAAAACAATGCATTATTAACTGAGGCAGAAAGAAAGTATCAAACTGTAATATCACAAACACAAATACTTAAAAACACAGTTAGTGATGCTGGTATAGAATTTGGTACTACGTTCTTACCTGCGGTAAACAATCTTGTACAAGGACTGATAGGATTTGTTACAGCTACTTCAGACATAGAAAAAACTATTGGTAATTTAACAAAATTATTAGGTACATCTTTTGGAATTATTCAGTTTACTAAAGCAGCTAGAAATAACTTTAAGTTACTAGCTAAAGATACTCAAATGTATTCTGCTGCATTAGCAGTAGCTACTGGTCAACAAGCAGCATTCACTACGGCTCAAAAAGCATACATGGCTGGAGTTGGTGGAAAGCGTGGAGGGTTAGTTTTAAACACAGCAAACCTTTTGGCTAAACCAGGAAAGGTTGTAAATGTCGAAGGTGAAAGAGTACAAGAGCAAGCAATAGGTCGTGTCAACGCTGCTAGAAAACAGGGTATTTTATTAGTACAAAAAACAATAGCTAAAACTATAGAGCTAATTGGAGTACAAGAAAGACAGACATTATTAATTTCTAAACAATTACAACTTACAGCGGGAGCTGCTGCTAGAAGAACTCAAAGTGCATTAATTGGTACTCCTCCTGGCACTACTGCTGCTGGACCAGGTATGGTATATGGTCCTCCTAAACCTTCATCATTAACAAGCGGTTCAGTTGGTAAAGAAGGTGTATTTAGACCAAGTGGTAGAGCGGTAACCGACCCTGCACTTTTAAATCAAAAAGCAGCGATGCATGCAAAAAAGGTTACTGCAGCAATTGCAGAACAAACAGCAGCAAGAGCAAAACAAGAATTTGAAGAACAACAACATTCTAAAAAATTCATGGTTAGAGCCAAAAAACATGTTGCTGCTATTAAGGAACAGACTGCTGCAGTTATACAACGTGGTAAATTAGAAAGAAAAGTATTTACTCAATCAATTGCTCAAAAAGAAAAAGAAATAGCTGGATTTACAAAATTAAGATTATCTCAAAAAATATTTAGTCAAGGAACTTTAGAATTAGCTGCACATTATTCTGCATTAAACAAAGCTGGCTTAAAATATCATACTCAAATACAAATGATGACAAAAAGAAGTACAGGACTACAGGAAATGTACAATATTTCTTTAGGTAAGTCAGTAGTACTTAGTAATGCAGCAGCAGCTGCATCAACAACACTTGCATTAGGAATAGAATCTATTGCTATAGCTATCAAAGGTGCGTTAGTAGCTTTTGGAAGAATGGCTGGTTACTTGGCTGCTTTTGCTTTAGCCTTTCAAGTATTTGAAAGAATTGGTGCAAGAACTAGAAGTATAGAAGCAATGGTTCAAGGTTCAGAAAGTATTGTAGAAAATCAAATGGAACTACAAAAAGCTATGAATGATTTAGATGCACTTAAAGACATTAGAGCCGAAGAACTTAGAGGTGGAGCAGATAGAACTGTAATAGATACAATAGATTCAAGAATAGCAAGTATCGAAGAAGCATTAAGAAAAGGTAAGTTAAATATTAGAAAAGAATCTGCTGGATTGCTTTTACCTATATTAGAAGCAGCAGCTACTGAGGGTGGAGATGTCGATTTACAATTAAGGTCTACAGCTGCAGTACTGGGTACTGACCTTAATACATTTAGTGAAAAGTTTGCAATGTCAATGAGTACATTAGTTACTGATATGCAAAGCGGAAGATTACCAACTATTAACACTGTAATAAATGAATTACTAGGAGATTATTCTGCTTTTGGTCCTGAGCTTACCGCAAATCTAAATAAGATAAATAGAGAATTTGAAGGTGGAATATTAGGAGCAATAGACACTGCTTATTCTAAGCTCTTCTTTGGTCCTGATACAGAAGAATTAGTTGATAATGCTAGTGGTAGGATGTTGATGTCTATTACTGGATTTATTGACAAGCTTGCTGGAAGAGATACATTTAAAGACAAAGCAGGCGGAGCTATGGGTATAGCTGGAATAATGGATGAAACATTTGAAGCACAAGAAAGAATACTTGAAGGTAAAGGTGACTTTGGTGATTTGTTTGAAGACCTAGACCCAGAAGAAGCTTTAGAAATGGCATCTGCTTTGGACCTTATAGCTGATACATTACAAGCAGTATCTGGATTAACTTTAGAGGAAATAATAGAAGGTGGAGAAGTAGAGTTTAAGAAAACTGCAGCTTTAGTTCAAGCAAGGGTAGCTTATCTAAATAAAACACAAGAAGCTTTAGTAGCAGCTGGAGCACTTGATTTCAAAGACCAAATAGACGCTGCACAAGATTACACAGCTGCTGCAGAACAAGTAGCTAGATTAACTAAACAACAATTTGAAGGTGCTGCTGATGGAATTGAGAGAATGAGAGATGAGCTTGGCCTTACCGAAGAAGCTTTTGTAGGTGTTATGGAAATGGTTGAAGATGCATTACAAGCATCAATGAACAGAGCCATAAACATATTTAGTGCAATGCCAGATAAGATGCTTGGTACTTTTGAGGACTTTACACTTAAGTTAAAACAAAAACTTAAATTAGAACAAGAGTTTGCATCTCTTGTAAAAGAGTTATCTATATTTGCTCCACTATTAGCAAAACAATTTGCTGATGCAGGACCCGCAGCTATTGAGCAATTAAGAAAAGCAGTATCTGTTCCACAAATGGCTGGAGCTGTTGAAGCACAATTATTACAAAATGTTGGTCCTGAAATGCAAGATGCTGTTAGAAAAGCACTTGCTGAACAAATAGAGTCTGGAACAGTTAACGAAGAAGCGTATGGTTTAGGTGGAGATTTAACCCTCGGTATTGTAGAAGGTATTGAATCACAAAAAGATAATCTTATAGGTACATTTAGAGATGTCTTTGTAGATGCAATAGATGAAGCAAGAGATTTCTTAAAATCTCGTTCACCTTCTTTGACTACTAAGAACATGATTGGTATTCCAATGATTGACGGTATTATCGCTGGTATCAAAAGTAAAACTCCTTCATTAAAACAAGGACTAGATGAAATTCTTAAAGGAATACCTGGAGTAATTTCAGATATAACGACACAAGCACAAAAAGACTTTGGTACATTAACAAGACTAACAGGAGCTATGAGAGGAGTAGCTGAAGCTCAAAAGAGTCGAATAACATCTGAACACGAATTACTTAGAGTTATGAGAGATAGGTCTTCATTTCAAGAAAGACTTAAGAAAAATGAAGATGCTTTAGCAAAAGCAGAAATTTCTGGAAGAGTAGGAAACATAACAGTAGAAGAAGAAATAGGACTACTAAGAAATAAATTAGATATTCAAAAGCAAATAGATGCTATACAAGGTAAAAGAAGTGCTTCTGACCAATTGGCTATAGTCAAGAAAGAAGAAGAGTTAGCTGACTTAAGATTATTAAACAATAAAGGTGTAGTAAGTAACTTAGAGTTAGCAGCAGCAGAAGAAGACCTTGCTCAAATGAAAGGTGATGATTTAACAGATGATGAAAAGAAACTTGCTTTATTAGAACTTACACATGCCCAAAATAAAAATAATGAAGCTATTGATAATGCTAATGCTATAAGTGATGAGCTTGTAAGACTAAGAGAAGAAAATATTAGACTTATTGAAGAAGAAGAGTTACTAGATGTAGATTTAACTATTGCTACAAATAACCTAGCAGCTTCAAAAGAAAGAGTCATTGATGCTGACCTACAACTTGAATCAGCAAGAGCTGCTTTTAATTTACAAATTGCTAGTGATGGTGAATTTATGACAAGGTTATTTAACTTAACAGACCAATACAATGAATTAGGTAATGCTGTAAAATATGTATATCAAAATCAAGGTGACTTATCAGGTTTAGACACAAGAGCTACTAAAGCAATTGAAAATTCCGCTAAAGATATTATAGAAGAGACAGAAGCTCCAGCAGAACCAGTTTATAAAGGTGATGGCCCTCCAGCCAAAGAAGAAACAAAAAAAAGAGTTTTTGATTTTCAAGTTCCTGGTTATGAAATGTTACCTGACTACATAAAGGACCAAATACACCAAGTTGATTCTAGATATCTATATGGATTACCAGATTACATTACTGGTATGGCAATGGGTGGAAGAGTTAAAAAATATGGAATGGGCGGTAGAGTCAAGAAATATGGATATGGTGGTAGAGGTGACCCTATGCAAAGAGCATTGGTTGGAGAATATGGACCAGAAGAAGTTAAGTTTATTCCTGGAAACGGTTTCTTAGTAAAACCATTATCAGATGGAAGGGGTGGTACAGTTGTAAATAACCTTAATGTAAACGTTACTGGCGTTCCAGCTGACCCAATTGCAGCTAGAAAAGCAGCACAGCAAATTAGTAGAGCATTAAGAAAGTTAGATAAAGAAGGCAGTTCAGGAACTGGGTTAAGGAGAAATTAATGTCTTTCCAAGTACACATAGGTAGAATCAGTTTTACTTCACCTGCCAATTTGAATTTTCAAGGAAGTGGTGGAGATAGGACTTTGAATATTTCTGGTAAATTAGCTGAGACAAATTTAGATACTGTTAAATACATTAGAGATGAGCTTATATCAATGGCACAATCTGGTTACTATGTTCCTTTTGAATATGATGGTGACTCAAGTTTTAATGGTTATGTAGTTGTTAATAGTTCTTCTATTGATATATCTAGATACAGTCTTGGTGGTTTTAACTATTCAATAGATATGATGTATTTAGGAAAACCAGGAGAAGTAGTAAAGGAAGCAGTAATAACAGGTAAGTTAATAGATAATAATCATGGTATTACTTCTACAACACAACAGTTTCATACTCCACCTGCTAATCATTATAATTATTTTCACATAAGTGACCCAGATAGCAATACAAGAACAGCATCTGATTTAACTACAACAAATACACAGGACACAGTAACGTTGTACTTTAAAACAAGCAACGACTTACGATTACAAAATGCACAGTACCATGTAAACACTTCAGATTTTTATAAAGGTGCAGTTAAGATAACAACAAATAGCCTTACTCGTAATGGTCTTAATAGTCCTAATAATCCAGGAGATGCAGTAATAGAGAACGGCCTAATAAAGATTAAGGTAGGAAATCAAGCAAACCAATCTAGATTCACAACTTATATTTGGGATGTTAGTGACTATCAAAGTGATTATGAATATGCTATCCACAGGGGAACTCCTGCTTCTGGACAGCAATTAGCTACAGAGTTTCAAGGTTGGAACTCAATACAGGTATTAAGAAATATGCCAGAACTTGGAATTATAAGACTTACTTCTAATTATGAAAGTGATGGTCAAGGTAGATTAGTTGTAGACATATCACTTAGAAGAGGTGCTCATCATGCATCTATTGTTGTAAATCAAAGTCCAATAACTTCTAGATTAAATTTAGGCCTTACAACTGCAACAGCTATGACTACTGCTACTGGTTATATAAAACAAACATCATTAGATACAGATGGTAACAAAGTTTTATTTGGTGCTCCTAATACATTCAGTGAAGATTTAACAAGAGGCCTAATATATCCAGCCGCAGGTGGAACTCAATTCAAAGCATTCGTTGGATATGAATTGTATAACGAAGATGGTACATTATCTACACACAATGAATCAGATAACATAAGAGACCAGTACTTAGATAACGTATCAGAATATTGTAGGATTATAAAAGGATGAGCGTAACTGAAAAATTAATGGCACCAGGTAATTTCAATGTAAGTTTGGATATGACAAAAGTGCCTAACTCAATAGTAAATGCAATACAGCCTTATGACCATATTGTTGTTATGCCAACAAGAGTTTCTGATGATGAGTTAGATGATGCAGCTATGATTGCTGCTAGTGAGTACATAGGTTTTATACAAGGATTAGAGATAGATGAGGACAATGTAGTAATTGATGGTACTGGACTTACTGCTTACTTAGGGGACAGTGATACTAGAGGTCTACCTATTGCAGAAAAGGGTGGGGTTTCTTCTGTTAGAAGGTATAAAGAAAAAACACTTGAATATGTTTTAGACAATACAAATGGTACTCCTTTTGGATTACTTAGAGAAGGAAGTTCTGGTATGCAGAGAAGTATTAGAGCTGGAACTATCACTAATCCTACAAAGCAAGACACTCAAATACTATTAAACTTTGAAGGTAACGACGGAGATAAAACTACTACTGACGCTAGTGAAAATGAACATGTAATAACTTTTAATGACAATGCAGAAATATCAAGCACACAAAATAAATATGGAAACACATCTTTAAAACTAACAGATGAAGATGACCACTTACAAATTGATTATTCAAACTTATTAAATGTAGACGATAGAGACTTTACAATAGAATGGTGGGAGTATAGGTTAACTCCGTGATAATATGCCACAGTTCGATTTAGCAAACGCATCAATATCCGCACAGGGTGTAGCAAATTTAAAACAACATGAGGCTTTTGTGCCTTTTGTATATGATGATGGATATCCTGTTCTTCAAGATAATGGAACCCATCTATATGTTGATAGCGACCCTGTTCCTTCTGGTACAGGTATATATACAGCACATGCTACTTTTATGGGAAGAGTTCCTTATGACCCTCTTTTTCACAAAGCAATTAGAGGTACTCTAACTGTTGGTTATGGACATACCTTTGACGGAATACCTGGTAAAGATGATTTATATTATCAAGTGTATGAAAATGGAATAGAAATAGATGGAACTACTTATACTTTCCCAGTTTCTTTTTCTAACAACAATGCCTTAAATAGTACTGGCGGATTTTATATAAATTCATCAGGAACTTTGATACAAAATAAAAAAATTAGATTAGCTTACAATGGAAACAACTCAACTAACTCGACTAAAAGATTTAGTGAATCATTAGCTACAAGCTTATTAACGGTCAATAAACTTCCAAGCTATGTGAATCAAGTTAAGGCAACTTTTCAAGGTTATGAAGATGCTTTTCCTTACGACGCTGCACTTGCACAAAAACATTTTGATATGATGTGTAGTGTTTGCTATCACAGAGGTGTGAATGGTTTTGACAAAAGTTTCTTTGCTCATCTTTACAAAGAAGTTGATGGGACAAGTGTTACATCTGAGTCAGCCTTAACTGCATACAATGATGCTGCTTATGCATTAATGTTTCTTGCTTTAAGAGGTAGCTTTAGTAATGCTTACTGGGATGTTGGATTAATAAACAGAAGAAATGATGACATTGATGAACTACTAGGAACTGGTAATACTAGAACAGTGGCTCAAAATATATCTCCACCAACACAACCAAACTGGTATCAGGGAGCTCCTATATTAAGCAATTACTTTAGAGCAAAACCAGATTATGATAGTAGACAAAGATTTATTCCTAATGGTCCTAGTGGTGGTAATCAGAAACCAATATTAAATCCAGGCGGTACTGCACCAAGTTTAAAAACAGCACCTCAACTTCAAAGTAATACAACAAACAATACACCAGCTGTAGATTTTTGGACTGGTGAACTATCAGCAGCTGTAAACTTAGCTGATACTCCAGGAATAATATATCCTGATTATTACACAGGCAATAGAACAATATTTGAAACAGACCCAGGTGACCCACTGGCATATAAACAAGACCCATTGTTTCAACAGAACTATTCTCAATATTGGGTACCTAATGAAAAGTGGTATCACGGCTCTGATGTATCTGCAACAATTAGAAGTGCGACTAAGCATGGAGCAGTGTTCGCTTCCAACCCTGATGGTCAAACACCAGCAATGATATTAGGTTTAAATCATAATGGTTCTGGAACTTCAAAGGTTTACTTAAGAAGCTTTCTTGGACAAGCAAGTATATCTGGTTCAGTAGATAGTGGCACTTATGATATAGCTGATGGTAAATCTTTAGGTACTATCGACTACGGTCAATGGAATCACTTTGCTATAAGTAGACAAGGTAATACTTTTAAAACTTTTAAAAATGGTGTTAAACAAGATGAATGGCAATCTACAAAGTCTATTGCTAGAAATACCAGAGATGGTACATTAAAGTTTTCTATTGGTCGTTCACAGGGTGCTGATTATTTTCATGGTTTTATAGATGATTTTAGAATAACTAAAGGTACTGCAATATACACTGCTGACTTTACTCCACCTTCATCTGCTCTTACTACCACTTCTACTACTGGATTATATAATGGAGACCATTATGTTGAGTCTGCATTATCTGCCGTAGAAAGAGTATGTCAACAACTAGAAGTCGAGTTTAGAGTAAATAACGATGCCACATTAGATGCTGGTAAAGCAGAAGTATTGTTTGCTGGTCATGGAACAAACGAGCCTACTGCAATCATTGCTAGAAATAGTAATGGTGAAGACCCAAGTATTTCTGGTTTAAATCCTGAAAGTATAACTTCACAATTTGAAGCAGAAGACTATGTTTCAGGTGTTGAGTACTTAGTAAACAACTCTGCAAATTCACAAAATTCAGATTTAGCAGAAGCTTTTGATGCTGATAATCCTTTCAGAGATTTGTTTGGTAACGAACTTGAAAGGGTTCAGTTCGTATCAGAACCTAATATGCCATCTATTTCTAGACAAACAAGAGCAGAAGCATTTTTAAATGAACTTAAAAAAATTAAAAAATCTTTATCTTTATCACTTGAAGATTATGACATTCAAGGAGACTTTAAAGTAGGTGACATGATATATGTCTATGACCCTGAAATTAGGTTTGTTGATACAGATGAGAAAAGAATAGAAGATGGTAGGTCATCATTATATGAGGTAGCTTATAGAGGTGAAATTATCAATCCAGAAAAAATAAGAATTACTGGTATTACATGGCCTATTAAAGATGGATATGGTGTTTACTTAAGGAGACTTGCAAATACTAATCCATATAGAATTGAGTACATTGATTTAACAGATTATGTTTCTTGGGAGTCAGGTAATACTTCTTTAGACATTGGAGATTTACAAAAAAGAATTGGAGATGACTTAAGATTTACTGCTCCTACAGTTGGTGTAGTTTCTGGTAATAGGCAGTATGAACCTCTAAGGCCAAAGCATCCAACTACAGGAGTAACAGGAGATATACAATTAGTATCAACAAGTATGATTGATGCTTTAGGTGTTAATCAATCATTAATCAAAGTTACTTGGGACGAGCCAAACTATGACAATGGAACACCTATACAGAATGGTTTACATTATTTAATAAGATATAAGCCTACTAACAGTACTGCTGATTATTCATATGTGACTATTAACTGGGCAGAAAATGACTTTACAATAGAAGGTTTGCAGTTAGCAACTACTTATGATGTCGGTGTAGCTGCAGTTCTTTCTAATGGTAACTACTCTCCTTATGCAACTGGAACAATTACTACAGCTGTAGATACTACTGCACCTGAAAAACCAGGACCAGCTGATACTATTGCTGCAGGAGCTATGAGAGTTCAAATAATACACAGCTTAGGTAGAGCCGAAGATGAGTTAGGTAATCCTATTAGTAGTATTACAGATTTTACATTATCAGCTGATATCGACCACTTAAATGTTTACGCTTCTACATCTACAGGGTTTTCGCTATCTACTTCAAACTTAAAAAGTCAACATAAAGTAGGAGAGCTACCTGCTACTGCTTCTCACATAAGAGACTCAATACCAGTAGTAGGAGAAATACAAATGCCTAATGGTTCTACTCACTATTTTAGATTTTCTGCAGTAGATATTGCAGGTAATGAGTCTGACCCTTCAGATGAACAATCTGCTAGTGGTAACTTAGTAGCTACAGCAAATATATCTGACGCTGCAATAACTGAAGCAAAAATAAATAGCTTAGCTGTAACTACTGCAAAGATAAGTGATGCTGCAATCACAAATGCAAAGATTTCTAACATTATTCAATCAGACAATTATGTACAAGGAACATCTGGTTGGATTATTAAAAAAACTGATGCCACTTATACAGATGGATTTATAGAAATATCAGATGCGATTATTAGAGGTAATATAACTGCTACTACTGGTGCTATAGGTGGTTGGACAATAGCAAGTAATAAACTCAGTGCTGGGAATTTAGAACTAGATGCAGGGAACACAGAGATTACTGGAAACTATACAGCTGGTTCAGCAGGTTTTAAATTAGCTAATGATGGTACTGTAGAATTTAATAGTGGTACTTTTAGAGGAGACTTAGTTGCAGGTACAATAGATATTGGAAGTAACGCGTTTCAAGTAGATAGTAATGGAAGACTATTTATGGGTGCTTCAACATTTGGAGGTGCTAACTTTAGTGTAGATTCAAACGGTACAATGGTAGCTTCAGGTGCAACAATAGCTGGTACAATGACTATAAGCGCAGGTTCGGTACACATAGGATAAATTATGGCAATACATATAGATACTGATGGTAACTTTTATTTTGGAGCAAGTGGTTCAACTGATTTTGCTAGCATAAATTACACACCTGTATTTTCTGTAACTAAAGATGGTGTTTTAACAGCAAGTTCAGGAACAGTTGGTGGTATAGACTTAGCAACTGACTATATACAATCTAGTAACTATAGTGCAGTATCTGGTTCTGAAGCTGGTTTTAGAATTAATTCAAATGGTAACGCTGAATTTAACAATGTAACAATCAGAGGAGATTTATTTGGTGTAGAACTAAAAGGACAAATGGTTTTTGATAGTAATGGTAATGGTTCTATAAAAACTTCTACTTCAGGAACAAGAGTAGAAATATTAGATAATAGTGGTATAGAAGGTGAAATAAGATTTGAAACATCTACTGGTACTACTGCAAGACTAGTTGCTGATGCTGCTACAGAATTTACAATAGAGCAATCAGCATTAAGTGGTGGAAAAATTAAATTAGTTACAGGTGTTACTAGTGATGGACTTCAATTTACTGGTAATGAAATAAACATTACTACACCACTTAGTAGTGGTAATCCAGTTATAAAACTAAACGGAACTAATGCAAATAGTGCTGGAACATCAACTTTAAGTAAATTACTTGGTGTAACTAGTTCAGGAAGACTTGCAGTTGGTTCTGCAACTTCTGGTGTTGTTAGTATTTCTGGTTCTGGAGATATAGCCGTAACTGGTTCCAGTGGTGTATTAAATATTCATCATGATGATAGCGACCATAGTTTTGCAAATAGTTCGCACAATCATACAGAATCAGATATATCAGACATTGGTAGTCATAGTCATAGTAATTTAGATAATTATGAAAAATGGATATTAAAAGGAAACGGTAATAATTTAAATGTTTTACCTGGTTATGGTGTTGAGTTTAAAGCTGGTTCTGGAATATCTTTATCTGTAAATACTAGCCCTTATGAAATAACATTCTCTCATGGTGGTGGTACACATGTTAGTTCTTCTACAGCAGTGCAAGCAATATTTGTAGATGGCAATGGATTGAGAGGTTCTGTTAGTTTTACCGATGGTACTGGTGGTAAATTTTGGAATGGATTTTCTAATCCAACTGGAAATACTGTACAGCCAGATACTACTTCAACTTTTAACGGTACACCAACATTTAGCAGTATAAATGTAAATGGTAATATTCAGCATTCACAGAGTTTAGATGGTTCTGGTTTGATTGGTTTCTCTACTAATAGATTTAATAGATTATACGCCTCAAATGGTGTATCTACTACTTCTGATGAAAGATTAAAAGAAAATATAGAAAATATACCTTATGGATTAGATTACTTAAATACTTTAAGACCTGTTCAATTTGAATGGATACCTAAAACCCAGAATGTATGTTCTATATGTGATTGTGTAGTCTTGGAAGGAAATGACAATTGTGGAAACTGTTGGGAAAATGTATTAGACGAAGATGGTTTAACAACTGAAAAAATAAACTGTGCTTGTGAAATTATTTCAGTTGACATAACTGGAAATAAAAAACTATGGGGTTTCATTGCTCAAGAATTAATAGATACACCTCCAGAACCAGATATTGATATAGAGCTTGTAGATTATGACTCTGAAGGTGATGCTTATAATATGAATTATTCACAATTAATTGCACCATTAGTAAAAGCAGTACAAGAACTAAGCACACAGATTTCAGATTTAACTGCTAGAGTAGAAGCGTTGGAGGGATAATGCCAGAATTAACCACAGAAGAAAAAGAAGCAATTATATTGCAATCTATAAAAATAGCTAGAGAAAATTTATATTATGCTGAAATATCCGACCAAGACGAAGATATTATTGGAGATTTACAGACAAAAGTAGATAATTTAGAAGCTAAGTATGAGGAACAGTTTGGCGAATGACAGAGGAAAATAAAGACGAACTAAACATTGAGTATAAGTTTGTTGACCATGGATTCAAAATGGAGTATGTTCTCAGGAGAATTGAGGAATTAGAAAGAGAACATTTTGCCTTAATGATTGATAGGTTAGATGAATCACATACTCAATACGAGGAATGGTATGCAGCAGTGCAAGAAGTAATTAGAGAACTAGAGAGAGTAAAATATATTTATAAACAGTTAGGAGGTACTTTCGGTAGTGAGATTCCAGGTATGAGCGATGGCTGATGTAACGCATAGTTCTACCACTCAAATGTCAGGTTCGTCATTAGCGGACCATATTCTTGACGGAAGCTACGGATTTCAAGTAAGTAACTCAACAGTAAACATATCAGATGTTGAACATGATATGTATATTGACGGTCAGTCAATTGTTTCTGATGGAACATTAGTAATAACTACTAATGCTAGTAAAAAAATAATATTTGGTGTTGATAGCACTGAAAGCCTACAAATAACAACAGATGGTGCTTTAGATATACTATCTGAAAAGGTTTTAATAAATGGAAACTCTGGTGCCTCTGGACAAGTATTAACAACAGATGGATTTGGAAACATTTCTTGGTCTACACCAGTAACTCAAGCTAATGCTTTTGGAAATATTGTAATAAGTGGCGATGACACTATACAAGCTGACCAAGCTGGTGATACTTTAACATTTGTTGCAGGAAATGGTATATCTTTAGATTCAAATGGTTCTTCTGATACTATTACTATATCTGCTACTGGTACAGGTTTGGGTGGCCCAGCATTTAGATATATAAATGTAGGAAACACAACAGTAGAGGCAGATAACTCTACAGGTAATGTTGAGTTTATTGCAGGTTCTAATGTTTCTATAACAGCAGATTCATCTGCAGATACAATAACTATATCTGCAAATACAGATGGTGAATTAAATCAAAATGCTTTTAAAAATGTAGCTTCTACTAATCAAAATACAGTTTCTGCTAGTACTTCAGAAGATACTGTAAGGTTTGAATCAGAGGAAAGAAATGATTTAGACACAAGATATAAGTCCGATAGAGACAAAGTAACAATCACTACTGACCCTACTAACAATGAAGTTAAAGTAACTTCTAATGTTCCTAAGACATTTTCAATGGCAAGTAAAGTTCCTATAATCCTTCAAGTGGGAGAAGGAGCAGGTGTTCCTTTAAGAAATAAGTTTTTTAATGTAGCAACAAGCGACCCTGTTTCTGGTGGAGGCGGATATGTTGGAGTAAGCACTAGGTCTATTCCCGTATTGCAATCTGATGGAAATACTACCGTAGATGTTTTAATGCCAGCAAAATCCGATAACAGTACGCTACAATTAACAGTACAGGATTCCACGGGAACAAACCAAATATTAGATATGGAAGTAGCTGAATAATGGCACAAAAAACACCAGTAAGAGTAAATTATGACCAAAATGGCAATCCTATAGGTTTTGCTGAATTTCAAGCCGATGAATTTATAGGTATTGAAGATGGTGGTACTGGTGCTATTACAGCAGCAGATGCTAGAACTTCATTAGGTTTAGGGATTGGCGTTAATGTTCAAGCTTATGATGTTGATTTAGCTACAATTGCAGGTCTTTCTCATAGTGACGGAAACTTTATAGTATCCAATGGTTCAGCATGGGTAGTAGAAAGTGGCTCAACTGCGAGAGATTCATTAGGACTTGGTACTTCAGATAGTCCTACATTTACAAACTTAACAGTATCAAATGATTTAACAATATCTGGTGACTTAACAGTTCAAGGTGACACAGTAACAATTAATACCTCAACAGTAACAATTGAAGATGTATTAATGAAACTAGGTGAAGGAAATACTTTAGATACTGTTGACTTAGGTTGGTATGGAGAATATCAAGAATCTTCAACAACAAAATATTTAGGTTTTACTTGGGATGCTTCACAAGATAAGTTTATACTTTGGACTGGTAACGAAACAGAACCAAATACATTAGTAGATACTGGTGATTCAGGTCATGCTACTGCTACATTAATTGCAAATATTGAAGGAAATGTAACTGGTCAAGTTACAGATATATCGAACTTTGACACTGATGATTTAGCAGAAGGTAGTGTAAATCTTTACTTTACAGATGAAAGAGTCGATGATAGAGTAGCATCTTTACTTGTTGATTCTACTACATCTGGTATCGACATTAGCTATGATGATGTATCTAACTCTTTAACAATTTCTACAGATTTAACAGAAATAATAGAATCACTTCAAGATAATATAGAAGGTTTATTTGTTGGAGGTACTGGTGTTTCAGCAACTTATGATGACGCAAACAATCAACTCGAACTAGCGATAGATTTTTCTGAATTTGATTCTGGTTCTATTGTAGAGGGTTCAAATCTTTTCTTTACCGAAGAAAGAGTAGATGACAGAATATCTGCATTATTAGTAGATGCTAATACTGAAGGTATTGATGTTAGCTATGACGATGCAGGAAATCAGCTTACTTTAAGTGTTGACTTAACAGAGATTGTTGAATCACTTCAAGATAATGTTCAAAGCCTATTTAGTGGCGGAACTGGAATAACTGCTACCTATGATGACGCAGCCAATACATTAGCTCTATCTATAGATTTTACTGAGTTTGATACTGATGACCTAGTAGAAGGAACAACAAACATTTTTTATACCGAAGGAAGATTTGATACAAGTTTTTCTGGTAAAACAACTACTGACTTAACTGAAGGGAATAACTTATATTTTACAGAAGAAAGAGTTGACGATAGAGTTGCAGCATTATTAATAGATTCTGTAACTTCTGGAATTGACATAAGCTATGACGATGCGAACAATCAGTTAACAATAAGTTCTGACCTTTCTGAAATAGTAGAAGCATTACAAGATAACGTAGAAGGATTATTTAGCGGTGGTACTGGAATTACAACTAACTATGATGATGCTGCTAATACATTAAGTTTATCAATAGATTTTACAGAGTTTACTTCTGATGACATAGTAGAAGGTTCTACAAATCTTTTTGTCACTGACGAAAGAATAGACGATAGAATAAACGCTTTACTTGTTGATAGTACAACTTCTGGAATTGATATATCTTACGACGATGCATCAGATTCTTTAACACTTAGTGTAGATTTAACAGAAATTGTTGAGGCACTTCAAGACAACGTAGAGGGTCTATTTTCTGGTGGAACAGGTATTACTACAACATATGATGACGCAGCTAATACTCTTTCTCTTTCAATAGATTTTACAGAATTTGATACAGACGATTTGGTTGAAGGAACAACCAATGTCTTTTACACAGAATCTAGATTTGATACAAGTCTTTCAGGAAAAACGACAGATGATTTAGCAGAAGGTACTGCACAATATTTTACAACAGAAAGAGCACAAGATGCTTTAAACTCAGCTTTTAGTGCTGGTACACAAACAAGAATTACTTATAGTTACGATGATGTAGCAAACTCTATATCTTTAACTGTCGATAATGATTTATCTAATTACGATAACACCACTACTGCATTTATTGATTTAACTGACTTATCAGTAGCTACAGGTTCTGGTTTAACTTACGATTCTGCAACCGGAGAATTTGGAACATCTGCAATACCTAATGCACAATTAGCAAATGATTCTATAACAATTAATTCTTACTCTACTGCTTTAGGTGGTTCAGTAACATTAGTAACAGATGATATAGCAGAAGATGTTTCTCCAACTAATCTTTGGTACACAACTACTAGAGCAAATACTGATATAGATGCAAGAGTTACTAAATCTTTTGTTGATGCACTTAATGTAGATGCCGATACTTTAGACGGAAATGATAGTACAGCATTTGCTACTGCTGCACAAGGTACATTAGCTGATAGTGCTTTACAATCTGGTGATAATGTATCAGAGCTTGTAAATGACGCTAACTACATTGATTTAACAGATTTATCTGGAACATCTGGTGTTACTTATGACAACACTACAGGTCAGATATCAATTGGACAGTCTGTAGGTACTACTGATAATGTAACTTTTAATAATGTAACTGTTGATGGAATATTAAATTCAGATGACATAACAGCTACAACAATGACTGTTTCTAATGACTTAGTTGTAACTGGAGATTTAACAGTACAAGGAACAACTACAACACTAAATACTGATACAGTTTCTACTGAAGAAAACATGATAAAACTTGCTAGTGGAAACATTGGTAATGGAACTGACATTGGTATATATGGTAAAGTTGTTCAATCTTCAACAACTAAATATGTAGGTTTACATTGGGACCCAGGTACAGGTCAAAATAAATTTAAACTTTTTGATAGCTTAACAGTTGAGCCAGGAGCAACGGTTGATACAGCTGATGCTTCATATACAAAAGCAACATTAGTAGCAGATATAGAAGGTGATGTAACTGGTGCTTTAACTGGTAATGCAGATACATCAACTGCTTTAGCTTCTGCACAAAACTTTTCATTAACTGGAGATGTTACTGCAACAGCAGTTAGCTTTGATGGTACAGGTGCAGTAGCTTTATCTACAACTGTTACTGAAAGTGCTGTTACACAACACGAAGCTGCACTTACAATTACAGAAAGTCAAATATCAAATTTACAATCTTATTTAACTGTTGAAACAAATGATTTAACAGCTGCTGTAACTTGGGCTAATGTTCCAGACGCTAACATTACACAAAGTTCTGTAACTCAACATCAAGCTGCTTTAGCAATAAACGAATCTCAAATAACATTCACAAGCAATTTCTTAGAAAACTTAGTAGAAGACTTAACACCACAATTAGGTGGAACTCTTGATGCTAACGGTAACACTATCGATATGGGTGTTAATGTTATTACCGATACAAAAGTCGGTCAATGGGATACAGCTTATGGTTGGGGAGACCATTCACTAGCAGGCTACTTAACTTCAGAAACATCTCATGCAGATGTTTTACTAGATGGAGATTTTACAACTGCTGGAATTATGGCTACAGATGGTTCTGGTACTTATAGTATTGTTACTGATAACTCTACAAACTGGAACACAGCTTACTCTTGGGGAGACCATAGTACTGCTGGATACCTAACAAGCTTTACAGAAACTAATGATTTAACTGCCGCAGTAACTTGGGCAAATGTTCCAGACGCGAATATTACTGAAAGCTCTGTAACTCAACACGAAGCAGCATTAAGCATTACTGAGTCACAAATAAGTGACTTTGGTAGCTATATAACTGCTACTTCTACAGATACACTTACAAATAAAACAATAAACTTTGAAGACAATACTGCAATTATAGAATTTGCAGTGACTGTATCTAATCCGGGTTCTGGTAATAAATATTATTTAGACGGAGAATTATCAGCAAATATACAGCTTATTCCGGGCGTAACATATAGATTTGACCAATCAGATTCTTCTAACTCTAGTCATCCATTAGTTCTATCAACAACATCAGAAACTGCTGGTGTAACTTCTTACACTACAGGTGTAACAACAAATGGTACACCGGGTTCTGCTGGTGCTTATACACAAATTGTTGTAGATGGTGCTACAGCAGATAAACTTTATTACTACTGTTCTAATCACTCTGGAATGGGTGGTGGAATTATATCTATACAAGGAAGTAGCTTTGTAGCAGGAACAGGTATAGACATATCTGGAGAAACAATAAGTGTAGATTCTACTTTAATCACTTCACAAACAGTCGAAACTACAACTAACAATAATGATTTAATTTTAATTTATGACGATAGTGCTTCTGCCTTAAGAAAAATGTCAAGAACATCTTTCCTTTCTGGAACTGGTGTTGGAAGTATGTCATCATTTAATATTACAGATGGAAGTAATACTGAATCAGTAGGTGATGGAAATTCAATAACTTTTTCTGGAACTTCTAATGAAATCGAAGTTGCAGTAAGTTCTACTGATACAGTAACAATAGGTTTACCAAGTAATGTAACAATAGGAAATAATCTGACTGTTACAGGTGATTTAACAGTTTCTGGTACAACAACTACTGTAAACACAGAAACAATTAATTTAGCGGATAATCAAATCGTTCTTAATTCCAATGCAACCGGCTCTGCTTCAGAGAATGGTGGTATTGAAATTGAGAGAGGTGACGATGCCAACAAGACTTTAATTTGGAACGAAACAGACGATAAATGGACTGTTGGTTCTGAGACATTTGTAGCAGGGACTTTTGAAGGAGCCTTGACTGGAGATGTCACTGGTAATGTTACTGGAGATGTTACAGGTGATGTAACTGGTGCAATTATTGTTACTGGTAAAAATGAAAGTGGTTCAACTATCGCAGCTGGTGTGCCAGTTTATATTTCTGGACAAGCAGGTTCTGGAACAGAGTTTACTGTAGATGTAGCTGATGCTGATGGTACTGGAACAATGCCAGCAATTGGTATTACAACTGCTTCTGCTAGCAATAATGCTTCAGTATCAATATTAGCTTTTGGTAAGTATGTAGGTTTAGACACTTCCTCATTCTCAGTGGGTGATGAGCTGTATATATCTACATCTGGAACATTAACAACAACTCCTCCAACAGGAGAAAGTGCTTTACTTCAGAAGATTGCAAAAGTAATTAGAAGTCACGCTTCAGATGGTGAGATATTTGTTCAAGGTGCTGGTAGAAGTAACGCAGTTCCTAACTTAGATGATGGAGATATTTTTATAGGTAATGCTTCTAATCAAGCAGTAACAGCAAGTTTTAATACAACAGTTGATGGATACCTAAGTGGTGGAACAGGAATTGATTATACAACTGGAACAATCTCTGTAGATTCTACAGCTATTACAGGTCAATCTGCTTTAGCTGGTTCTGTAGACACTGCAAATGATTTAATACTTCTTTATGACAATTCAAGTACTTCTTTAACTAAAGTCGATGTCGCTACATTATTAGCTAGTGCAGGAACTGGTAGCTTTAATGATTTTAATTTAGCAGCAGATACTGGAACAGCTGAAGTTGTAGCTGATGGTAACACTGTAACAATTGCTGGTGGAACAGGTATAGATACTGTTGTAAGTACAACAGATACAGTAACAGTAGCTATAGATAATACAGTTATAACAACTTCTTCTTCAATAGGAGATTTATTAGATGTAGATATAACAACTTCTGCCCCTACTGATGGACAAGCACTTGTTTGGAATGCTTCTAACAGTGAATTTGAACCGGGAACAGTAGCTTCATCTACAAACTATTTCCAAACATTTGCAGTATCTGGTCAATCAGATGTAGTACCAGATAGTACAACAGACACAATAAACTTTGCAGCTGGTTCAAACATAACCATAACAACTGATGCTTCAACAGATACAATTACAATTGCTTCTACAGATACAAACACACAACTTACTCAAGAACAAGTAGAAGACTTTGTTGATGGATTAATAGTTGCTGGTGCAAACATTACAAAGACCTACGATGATAATGCAGGAACTCTTACTATTGCAGCAACTGGTGGTGCAGCAAACGCTTTCTCAACCTTAGCAGTTGCTGGACAATCAGATGTTGTAGCTGATGCTGAAACAGATACCTTAACACTTACAGCTGGAACAGGTATGACAATTACTACAGATGCAAGTACAGATACAATTACTTTTGAGTCTGCTGGTGGTGGTGGAGGAAGTCTTCCATTAATACTTGCTGGTTCTGGTTCTGACCCTATAACTTTGTCAGATATAACAGTCGCTGGTGCAATACCATTTACATCTTTCGATGGAAGTACAGACAATATTCAACTTGGTTCTACACAAACAGCGGTTACAACTTTTGCTGATAATGATGCTGATACATCTATAGAACTAGAAAGAACATCTGATGATGATACAGTTTATATTAAAGCTGGTGGTACAGATGTTGTAACAGCAACAAGTTCTGGTGTAACAATAACTAACTTAACTGTTACTGGAACAACTACACAAGCTAACGAATTAAAGATTACGGATACATTATTTGAATTAAACGCTGATGGTGGTTCATTAACTACTGACGCTGGAATGATTATCGAAAGAGGTTCTACTGGAGATAATGCAGCATTTATTTGGGATGAATCAGCAGATGCTTTCGTTGTAGGTACAACTGCAACAGATGGTTCTTCTGCAACAAACCTTACAGTAACTGAAGCAACTCTTAAAGCTGCTA